TAATGCCGGCTGAAAAACAACAGGCTCTTGATATTGCAACCTCGTAGGAGAAAAGATTAATGGACAAATTAACACAAAAAGAATTAAATGGTTTATCGCCAAGAGCGAGAAAACAACACGAAGATTCTAATACGGTCCTTTCTGAAATAACAACTGAAAATCCTAATGTCGAAGCTGTTGTTAAACAAGAAAAACCTAAAAAGAAAAAGGAATATAAAAATGAAAAGTTTTAAACAACACAATGAAGCATATACAGATAGGTTCGCTCATCAATCAGTAGAAGATGATAGTACTGCAATATTTGATGTGGCAAATCCTGAATCTTTACAAAAACTTAATGCTTATGTAGGTGCAATTGCTGAACAAGAGTATTTACAACCAAATGCTGCTATGCATCAATTAGCGATGAAATTAGGAACGATTGGTCTAAGTTATACTTTACCTAAAATTGAAGGTAACACAGGTAAATCAGTAGTAGAAGTTTTACAGTTTGGTGGTAGATATGGTAAAACAACTGATAATACTAATTCAGGTGATGGTGATATTGAAAATGGTGATGGTATTTCTCATAGAAAAGAAGGTGGTTTAAAACTAGAATTTAATTGGGAAAAACAATCTAACAACACCTACAAAGTATTTGCAAATTTAATTTAATTAGAAAGATTTTATTATGAGTGATTTTAAAAATCTCACACTTGAGAACATCAATATGTTTGCTATAAAACATTATGATAATCCAACGTGTGTGGATGAACAAGAATTTTTAGATGATATGAAAAGATTTAAATATCTGAAAAGATTATTTAGAAAGTATGATACATCAAAGGAATTAAAGTCAAGACTGATTATTAATCATATAATTGTTTTGTCAAATGTATTTGGTGTTGACGCAGCTACTACCTTATTGTTTTTTAAGATAGATAGACACCATTGGTCACTACTTAAAACCATTCTTGTTTACTTACATTTTATGCCAGAGGAAGATATGACCGATATTAGAGTAAACCGAAGTGTTATGGCAGAGTTAGGGACAATTTAATGGGAAGAATAATAGACGCCTTAATAGCATACAGAGTACTAAAACTTTTAGTAACGCCTTTCAATAGAAGTAAAGCATTTAAACTTGGTATCATAGATGATAAGGGTAAAGTATTAATTAAATCAAAAGACCTTCCTAATTCAGGACCAAAAAGAGAAGCATACACATTACTCATTCGCTTCGTATTCAATCTAAAAAGTTTATTAAGTAAAGTCGGTATTAGAGGACCACTCGGAACCTCTGCAGCCGCAGCTTTAGCATTCTTCAAAGAAGAAAATGGTCAAAATTTAGAAGTAGAAAAAACAGTTTACAAACATCTAAAAGAAAATGGTTTTGAGTTTCAAGTAGATGAAAACTATGGAGAACCTTTCGAACCTGGTACTTATAGAGTAAATAGAGATATTACAGATTTAGAAGGCGATGTAGTCATAAATATTAACGAAGAAATTATATTTGAAGGTAGTACAGATACTATTATGGGCTATGATGTATTCAAATATAGAGATGTTTATTTAACAACGGAGGACTTATATGCCAACGCCTAATACAGCAGACGCTATGAAAAGACATAAAGCAGGTAAGGCTGGTTTTACAGACAAGGCACACTTGAAAGCAAAAGGTCTAATACCTAGAGCAGATGGCACAAAAAGAAAGTCTGAGAAATACAAAGAAGATTTAGCTAAATATGGCGCTCTTCTTACCAAAGAAGATTTAGATAATGATGATAAAGATACTGTTAAAGATATTATTAAAGGTCTTAATACGGCAAGTGGATTGCATAAGAAACAAGCGAAACAATTGACAAAAGATATAGAAGATAGTTATGAGAAAGGCACATTTTATAATCCACATTCTGGTTATGAGAAAGGCAGAGGTCCTACAGGTATTGCTTTTTCTATTAAAAAAGGTCATCCAGATGCCGAGAATCCTAACACAAGAAAAAAGTATCCAGAAAGACAAACACCACAATACAAAGCACAATGGAACAAAAATAATCCAAAAGATATTGCAGATGATATGGATAGACAACCACAAGATAAAGATGTTAAAAAAGTAAAAGGCACACAACCTAAAAAGTATTACAAGACACTAGATAAAGATACAAAAAAGAAAAGAGCAGATTTCTTCAAGAAAAAAGCAGGCAGTTATAAAAAATCAGATGGCAATAAAGACTATAAAGCGGCACCTGGTGATGCAAAGGCAAAAACAAAAACATCTACACATACTCAAAAATATAAACAAATGTATGGTGAAGATGTACCAGCAAATGCAACAGGCACAGCAGTAGTAGGGACAGGAGATGATTCATCTACTGTGGTTATGAAAAAAAAGAAAGACAAGGAAACTATGAAAGATAGACTATTAAAAAGATTTAAAATTAAAGAAACGATTGATAGAACAGTTCCTAATTTAGAAATACCTGAAGATGAAATCAAAGAAAAAGTAAAACATCTAAAGGCTATGGCTATGCAAGAAGCAGATTTAGAAGAGGCAATCAAAGGTCTACAAAATAAGGCAAAAAAAACAGGTATGTCTTACTCTATACTAAAGAAAGTTTATGACAGAGGTATGGCTGCATGGAAAGGTGGACATAGACCTGGTGCAACGCAACAACAATGGGCGTTTGCAAGAGTAAATAGTTTTGTAACTAAATCATCTGGAACATGGGGTAAAGCAGATAAAGACCTTGCAGATAAGGTTCGTGGTTCTAAATAATGTCAAAGTCATATAAAGAATTTGTCAAAGAATATACTATGGGGTTACAAGTTCCCTCGACTAGTTTCTTAAAACCTATAGCATCGCTTAATCCATTACGAAAAAAAGAGAATGTAAAGAAAGTGAGAGAAAAATGGATAAAAGAATTAAAAAAGAAGATAATTTAATAAAGGAGAAAAATTAAATGGATTGGTTAAAAGCAAGAGTAAAAGAGATATCAACATGGTCAGGCGTTTCGTTAGTTGCACTTGGTCTTCTAGTTGTACTAGGTGGTCCTCTAGTAAAGTTGGCAGCATATGCCGCTATTATTTGGGGTGTTGTTTCAATAGTTAAAAAACAAGATTAAGGAAATTTAATAAGATGGAAATATTAATAACGTTAGCTATGAAGTTCTGGCAATGGACTATACTTATTGCAATAATTATCATAGGATTTATTATTAACTTGTTTGATAAAAACATTGATAATAGAGTCAATTTCAAGTACAAAGATTTTCCTGTGATGAAACCTATTAAAATTGCAACAAAAGGTAAAGGTTTTTTCAAAATGATATTCATGTGGATACTTGGTACTAGACATTGGGAAATCGCAAAAGATTTTGAATATGAATTAAACGGAAAAAAATATGTAATACCTTCTGGTTTTAAATTTGATGGTGCAAGTATACCTAAGTTTTTGCACACATTTTTATCACCTGTAGGTGTATTACTATTAGGTGGTCTTGTTCACGACTATGCCTACAAGTATGCAACTTTGCAACTCGTTGAAGGTAAGAAGGGCAAATCGTTAGACCAAAAACAGTCAGACCAAATTTTTAGAGATATTAATATAGAAGTTAATGGTTTTTACTCTATGAATTATTTAGCGTATTACGCTTTAAGAATAGGTGGTTTCTTAGCTTGGAACAAACACCGTAAAGTAAACGCAAAGATGAAGGTGAAATAATGTTCAGTAGTTTAAAAATAGGTTTAGTATTAGTAATGTTAGTAGGTGCAGGTGGTGGATATTTGTATGTTACCAAACTACAAAAAGACAATGCTATTCTAAAAATTAATCAAGTAAAATTAGAATCTGCTGTTGACAATCAAAAGATAGTCATTGAACAACAAACACAAGATTTAAAAAAAATTAGAAGTACAATAAAACGAACAGAAGTATTCAATGCTAAACTACAAGCAGATAGAGACTCATTGAATAAAAGATTAGGTAAGCATGATATTGGTAATCTTGCAGAAAACAAACCTGGTCTTGTAGAGAAAATTATAAACAAAGCAAGTGATAGTGCTGCTAGATGTATGGAGATTGCATCTGGTAGTCCACTAACAGAGGAGGAGTTAAATGGTACGCCAAATAGGGAATGTCCTAGTTTTTGGCCTGTTAGCAATACTACTGAGTAGTTGCGCTGCTGGTGTAAAAGTTTTAGAGAGTTACAGTATAGAAAAGAAAAGAGAACCTCTAGCGTTAGAGAATCCTGCTCCTTTAGAATTACAAGATATTGATTGGATTATTATTACAAAAGATAACGCTGAAGAAGTGTTTGAAAAAATAAAAAACGATAAGAATGGAGACTATGCTTTGTTTGCATTAACTGATACAGGTTATGAGAAGTTAGCACTTAACTTTGCAGACATACGAAATAAATTAGCACAGCAAAGACAAATTATATTATCTTATAAAGAATATTATGAATCTGAAAATACAGAGTCAGAATAAAGAAAACAATAAAATGGCAGACTTAGAAAAACTTAAAACCGATATAGCATTACTAAAGAAAGACGCTAAGACTGGTGAGCTTATTCACTCAAGATTAGAAGTCGCTGTAGATAAACTTACTGAAATTACCATATCATTAAAAGGTATGATTGTTAATCAAGAACAAAAATTAACAAGAGCAGAACAAACAGATGATGATATTTTCGTTACTTTAGAGTCTCGAAGAAAAGAATGGGATACTGACCTCAAAGATTTACACTCCAGAATCACAACAAATACTAAAGATATTATGGGCGCTGCAGCTGCTCAACACACAGAACAAAATAAAGAAATACAGAAAATCAAAGATGAACTACAGGCAAGAGTAGGCGTATTAGAGAAATGGCGTCATGTTCTTATAGGTGGTTCTATTATTATTGGACTAAGTATGTCTAATCCTGATAATCCTATATTTAAAATGTTCTAAGTGCTTGACTTCACCCGAGAGACCTGTTATAATGTGTACATATGTCCTCTTATATTGATATCAAGTTTCTCAATCTTCTCTCAACAAGATTAGAAAAATTTAAAAGAAAATCAGACTATCTATTTAACTTTAGATGTCCTCATTGTGGTGATTCCAAAAAATCATCATCAAAGGCCAGAGGTTTTGCTTATCGTAAAAAATCTGATATGTTTTTTAAATGTCATAATTGTGGCATGGGTCAAACACTAGGTAATCTAATTAAGTTTTTAGACCCTACTATGCATAAAGAATATATCTTTGAGAGATTTAAAGATGGTAAAGTACAAGAAGAAAAACCAGAGTTTGATTTTACACCATCTAAAACATTAAAAAACAAAACTGCTTACGAAAGAATACTAGACGAGTTAATAAGTTTTGATAAATTAGTACAGACACACCCAGCAAAACAGTTTGTCTACAAAAGATTGATACCTAAAGAACATTGGGATAAGTTTTATTTTTGTCCTAAATTTTATGAATGGACTAATAGCATTGTACCTAATAAGTTCCCTAGTTTAAGAGATGACCACCCTAGAGTTGTAATACCTTTCTATGATAGAGCAGGTAATTTTTTTGCTTTTCAAGGTCGTTCATTTGGTAAAGAACAACCAAAGTATATTACAATTAAGTTTGATGAAACAAAACAAAAGATATATGGTCTTGAAAGGTTAGATTTAAATAAACCTGTAATGATAACTGAAGGGCCTATTGATAGTTTATTTTTAGATAATGCTATTGCACTTGCAGGCGCTGACGCAGATATAAAAATTAATCATGAACAATGTACAATGATATTCGACAATGAACCACGCAATAAAGAGATTGTGAATCGTATGATAAATGCTGTTGATAAAAACTTTAATTTGGTCGTATGGCCAAAGACATTGAGATACAAAGATATTAATGATATAATTATTTCAGGAAAGACATCAGCAGAGATACAAACTCTTATAAGTAATAACACACACAGCGGACTTACAGCATTACAACATATAAACAATTGGAAAAGGATTTAATAGATGACCTCTAACGTAGAAATAAATGTAACAAAAAGAAACGGTAGGGGGAAGGAGTCCTTGAATATTGACAAGATTCATTCAATGGTTGGATTTGCAACAGAGGGTCTTACAGGGGTTAGTGCTTCTCATGTTGAGATGAATAGTGGGTTACAATTCTTTGACGGCATATCAACAAATGATATACAACAAATTTTAATTAAGTCAGCAAATGATTTAATAAGTTTAGATAATCCTAATTATCAATTTGTTGCGGCTAGATTACTATTATTTTCACTTCGTAAAAATTTATTTCACAGATTATGGGAACACCCAAATTTTATAGACCACATTAAAAAACTCGTTGATTCAGGATTATATGACAAAGGTATATTAGAAAGTTATACTGAAGCAGAGATTGATAGAATGGGTATGTGGGTTGACCATGAAAGAGATTATAGTTTTACTTATGCAGGATTAAGACAAGTCATGGATAAGTACCTAGTACAAGATAGAAGCAATGGTGAGATTTTTGAAACACCACAGTTTATGTATATGATGATATCTGCTACATTATTCGCAAAGTACCCAAAAGAAAGTAGATTGCAATATGTCAAAAAATACTATGATGCAATCAGTAGATTTAAAATTAATATTCCCACGCCTGTTATGGCAGGTGTTCGTACTCCTCTTAGGCAGTTTGCGAGTTGTGTATTGGTTGATAGTGATGATACTCTTTCTAGTATCTTTAGTTCCGATATGGCTATTGGTCGTTATGTTGCCCAAAGAGCAGGTATTGGTATCAATGCAGGAAGAATTAGAGGAATCAATTCAAAAATTCGTGGCGGTGAGATACAACATACTGGTGTCATTCCTTTCCTTAAAAAATTTGAAGCAACGGTTAGGTGTTGTACACAAAACGGAGTTAGAGGAGGTTCAGCAACAGTTCACTTCCCAATCTGGCATCAAGAAATAGAAGATATACTTGTTTTAAAAAATAATAAAGGTACAGAGGATAATAGAGTAAGAAAACTAGACTACTCTATACAAATATCTAAATTGTTTTATGAAAGATTTATTAAAGATGAAGATATAACTTTATTTTCTCCACATGAAACACCTGGTTTATATGAAGCATTTGGTATGCCAGAGTTTGATGAGATGTATGAAAAGTACGAAAGAAAAACATCAATCAGTAAAAAGAAAATTAGAGCTCAAACTCTATTCATGGACTTATTAAAAGAACGAGCAGAGACAGGTCGTATTTACATTATGAATATTGACCATTGTAATACTCACTCATCATTTAAAGATAAAATTTATATGTCTAATCTATGTCAAGAGATTACATTACCAACAACACCTATAAAACATATAGATGACCCTGATGGTGAGATTGCTTTATGTATTCTATCTGCTATCAATCTAGGTTTAATAAAAGAGAAAGATGAATTAAAAGACTTATGCGATTTATCTGTAAGAGCACTAGAAGAAATAATTGATTATCAAGAGTATCCAGTAGAAGCTGCAAAGAAATCTACACTTGCAAGAAGAAGTTTAGGTATTGGTTACATAGGTCTTGCTCATTTCCTTGCAAAAAACAAAGTTAAATACGATGACAAAGAAGCATGGAAACTAGTTGATGAAATTACAGAGGCATTTCAATACTATCTATTGAAGGCAAGTAATACATTAGCGAAAGAAAGAGGTGCTTGTGAATACTTTGATAAGACTAAATATAGTGATGGCATTCTACCAATAGATTCATATAAAAAAGATGTTGACGATATCGTCAATAGAAAGTTAAGTTATGATTGGAATTCTCTTAGAAAGGATATCAAGGAAAGTGGATTACGACACTCGACACTATCGGCCCAAATGCCGTCAGAGAGTAGTTCGGTTGTCTCAAATGCTACGAACGGTGTTGAACCGCCTCGTGATTATCTTTCAATTAAAAAAAGTAAAAAAGGAACACTCAAACAAATAGTTCCTGATTACAACCGACTAAAGAATTTTTACACATTATTATGGGACATGAAAAGTAACGAAGGTTACATTAATACAATTTCTGTTATGCAGAAATATTTTGACCAGGCAATAAGTGGAAACTGGAGTTACAATCCAGAGAACTATAAAGACGGCGAGGTGCCGACTTCGGTAATGGCAAATGACTTATTAACTACATATAAGTTAGGTTGGAAAACTTCATATTACCAAAATACATATGACGCAAAATCAGATGTAGATGACCCATCACATTCAGTTGGTTGGCATGATGATGTAAAAGATAATACTAAACCTATAGAGGAATTTAAAACAGATGACCAAGATGAAGAATCATGTGAGGCGTGTACAATATAATGTCTAAAACATTCAATACAAAAAAAGTAGATTGGCTAAAACAACCTATGTTCTTTGGCGAAGAACCTAATACACAAAGATATGACCAACAGAAATATCCTATTTTTGAAAAGTTAAATCAACAACAGTTAGGTTTCTTTTGGCGACCAGAAGAAATATCTCTACAAAAAGATAGAAACGATTTTCAACAATTAACAGATGAACAAAAGCATATCTTTACATCTAATCTAAAGTATCAAACACTATTAGATAGTGTACAAGGTCGTGGACCATGTCTAGCATTTCTACCATTTTGTAGTTTACCTGAATTAGAATCCATGTTAGTTGCATGGGACTTTAGTGAGACAATACATAGTCGTTCTTATACTCACATAATGAAGAATGTTTATTCAGACCCAACAGCAGTATTAGATACTATTATTGATACACCTGAAATTATGGAAAGGGCAAAAACTGTAACCGAAGCATATGATAAGTTTATAACTTATGCACATCAATATCGTTTATTTGGTAAAGGCAACCAGTATGAATTAAAAAAACTATTATATCTGACACTAATAAATGTGAATATACTAGAGGGTATTAGATTTTATGTTTCATTTGCTTGTTCGTTTGCCTTTGGTGAATTAAAACTTATGGAAGGTTCTGCTAAGGTTATATCTCTAATCGCTAGAGACGAAAATTTACATCTTGCAGTATCACAAAACATTATAAATAACTATCGTAAAAAAGAAAATGATAAAGAAATGCTTAAAATTATGAAAGAATGTGAACAACAAGTTTACGATATGTATGATACAGCTGTTAAACAAGAAAAAGATTGGGCAAAGTATTTGTTTAATCAAGGCTCTATGATTGGTCTAAATGATGTATTACTAAATCAGTATGTAGAATATATGGCAAACAAGAGAATGAAGGCAATTGGTCTAAACGCTGTTTATGACCAACCCGCTAATCAAAACCCACTACCTTGGACCCAACATTGGTTGAATAGTAGAGGACTTCAAAATGCACCACAAGAAACTGAGATAGAAAGCTATATCGTTGGTGGTATAAAACAAGATGTTGAAAAAGAAACATTCAAAGGATTTAAACTATGACAAGAAACCCCAGCTTAAAAACTGTATGTGAGGATTGCTCAGCCACATACATAGTAAAACATGATTTACCAGAAGATTATATAGAGCAATTTTGTCCATTCTGTGGTTCTGAACACGAAGAAGTTGAAGATACGGTAACAGATATTGATGACAACTGGGACTAAATGGACATATGAGGGTAAAGCAGTTGAAGAACTTCCAGAAGGTTGTGAGGCTTTTGTTTATCTAATAACAAATCTAGTTGACCATAAAAAGTATGTGGGTAAGAAGTTAGCAAAATTCAAAACTACAAAGAAACCACTTAAAGGTCGAAAGAATAAAAGAAGAGGCACAAAAGAAAGTGATTGGAAAACTTATTGGGGGTCAAACTCCCACTTAGTTGATGATGTGCTTAGACTAGGTGAACATAGATTTACCAGAGAAATCCTATACTATTGTCCTACTAGAGGTGTTGCAAGTTACTTAGAAGCACAAGAACAATTTGAGAGAAAAGTCTTAGAAACTGATGAATATTATAACGGTATTATCAATGTTCGTATCGGTGGTTCAAGTATTTTAAGAGAATCCCTCAAAAATAAACTGAAATAATTCCAATTAATTCCAATTAATTTATAAACCCCTGATTTTACTACCTTTTTTAGTCCATTTTTATTGGAATAATGCTTGCATTACACTCTGTTTTGTTGTATAATATATGTATATTATGAAAAAAAGTGAGAAAATAATGGAATATAATGATGTGTTTTTAATGAAAGCGTGGGACCATGAGAACAATGTTCAAGTGGAAACTGAAGGTACTTACAAAGGTGAATGTGACCATCCTGATTTAGGGACAATGGTGTTCGTTGAATTTGCGAACAAAGACTGTCATCAGGAAGATTTGTATAGCGATAAGAAAGAAGAAACAGTAGAAATGGGTGGTCAAGATTTTTTCAAACGAATCATTCGTCCTGTTTCAACCAATAACCCTGCTGATGCACCATTAACATTTGGTGATTTAGGGCAATACGCTCACGAAG